TGTAGACGTTCTGCGACTCGTCCGCAGTTGGATTGTCGTCCGTGAACGTGTTGGCCTCACGCTCGACATCCTCGCGCGCGTACTTGGTCTCGTTGTCGCTGGCGTCCCAGGTGCCGGTCGGGCAGTCCTCGATCTTGTCCTCGTCATAGCCAAGCGCCACGAGGTCCGCGCGGTACTTCTTCATCGTGTACCAGCAGAAGGGCGCTTCGGTCAGGCTGACGGAGTCGTGGGAGAAGTCGACACCGAAGGCTTCCGGCTCACAGACCTCGACCACCGGGCGGCCGTTCGGCCAATAGCGGCGCACCTCAACGTCATAGCGGGACTCTGTGAGCGCCTCCATACCCTCCATTGGCGCCCCGGTCGCCACGTCGACCAACGGCACCTGGCGCTCCTGCTGCGAGAGCACGCGAATCTCGGAGCCGTCGTCCGGGGTGACAAGGTCGGCCAGTTCGATCTGGGTCAGGTCTTTGTAGACCTCCTTCTGGTGCCGGAAGCCCTCGTCCCAGTAGGTACAGAAGACCCCGTTCTTGACCAGTAGCGCGTCCTTGATGTGCGTGTAGAGTTTGAGATAGCCCTCGCACTTCTTCATGAACGTGTGATGGACGTAGTCGCTCTCAAGCGCCGCCTGTTCCACGTCCTCTGGGTTCACCGGGTCGAAACGCACCACGTCCGGGGATTCGATGAGTGGCTTCAGGACCGCCGGCAGCATCCACTCAATGGCGTCGGAGACATCCGTCGAGACCGCAGTCGACGTGTGCTCATAGGTCGCCGGGGGGAACTCGCCCTTGTAGTAGCGGTAGGCGTGCTCCCAGTTGGTCGTCAGATCGTCGTCCAGGAAGTCCCGGTTCTGATTGAGCCGAGCCTTGGCGGCGTCATGGAGAGCCTCTGGGTCGACGACCTTGATGGTCTCGGGGATCGTTTTCATATCGAGCACACCGCGCAGCCTGGGTTGTCACCACAATGCTTCAGGCGACCCCCCTTTGAGGTCCAAACAGACTTACCGATAGACCGCTCTAAAACCTTGACTGCCTCGTATTGTTTGGCGCCAAAGGCATCATAGCCGAACGCCCTCTCTTTCGTCGCGTCCCCAGCAGCGAGGCAAGGGAAACAGCCAACCCGGCTGAATCCTTCATCATAGAGCGGGTTGTGCTGCCCCTCTAGGTACTCCATGACATCGTCGTCAGTCCAGTCAAGGATAGGTAGGTAAAAGAAGACCCCGGCGTCAGCAAGCCGCTTCGGATACTTGGTCGGGAACATCTCGTGGCCGGCATAAGGTTCCCATGAGACGTGGTCGCGATACTTCCGGCTTCGTGGTCCACTTTCCCCCGTCCGCATACCGTACCACACCTGAAAGGGGCCATTCTTCGCGACCAGTTCCTCGTAAAACCGCTTTGCCGGTCGTATCTTCAAGAAGTCTGTGCAGTGCCGAGCCCCACCACCAGGGAACCGTTGAAACCGTTCCACCAAATCCGGAACCGAGCCGGCCGTTATCCGCTCGATCTTGACCCCATAAAACAGCGTCAACCACTCAATGTGAGTGTACGTGGTCGGGTGCTCAAACTGCGTGTCACAGAACAGCCCGAGTATTTCGTCTGTCGCATAGCTCTCAATGGCGAGCTTCAAGCACGCTTGAGAGTCTTTGCCTCCACTAATCGGGACCACAACTTTAATCATCTCACCATTTCATCCTGACCCGCGGGTTCCCGAGCTCATCGGGGCCAAGGTCTCGGGCGCGTTGCAGCCGGCGGTCTTCGGCGCGTGTCGGCATGCGTGTGTAAATCCGGTTCTCCTGGGACTGAGGAAGCTCAAGCTCCTCGTCATCGAACGACGGTCCCGCAAAGGATAGCATCAAAGCATCCGCCTTATCGGGAGAGCGTCCTAGTATCTTGATGAGGTCTTTCTTGGCGATGACCTTGATCTTCATCGATTGCTCTTCCCAGGTCATCGCCAGCAGCTCCTCGACCAGTTCCGGGTCGTCGGGGAGCGCAATCTTGGTCGGGCTCGCCGGGTCCAGCATCTCACGCAGCTTCCAGTACCGTTCCGAGCGCAGGTTCATGAACCCGAGCTTGTTGGACAGGTCATGGGCCATCGACTTCTTGGAGCCGACGTAGGCGAAGACGTTGTCCAGGTGCAGGGCCTGCACCAGATGGTCATAGACCGAGGCACCTACGCCATTGGCGTCCACGATGATCGGACAGTTGTCCCTGCGGTGCTGGAGGAGCCTGGAGGCGACTTCCGGGCCGGTTGAAGCATCTGCACCCCCGATGAGTATGGGCTCGGCTACGAACGCCCCATAGCGCCTGAAGACGATGGTGGAGTCCGCCCCACCGCGCGCCACGTCGACCCCGAGGGCCGAGAGCGTGCGGTTGTGGGTCGGGTCGCCCGTCGGCGCCTTGTTCTGCATCTCCCGGTAGCGCAGGGTCGCCGCGCGCACCCAGTCGCTGGGAATTAGCTGCATGGGTCGGTCGCTGAGCGAGACCGAGAAGTCTCCGTAGAGCAGCGCCGAGCGCAGAGGCTCAGGGTGCTTCTGGAGGACCGCAATGTAGTCCTCGCCGAGATGCGGGTTATCGGTCGGTAAAGCAGGGATGAAGGTCCGAGACCGCGGATAGACCGCCTCCTTCTGGCCTTTCCGGTTCCCGAACTTGATCTCGTGGTAGAAAGGAAAGGGGTCCGGCCATTCTTGTTCTTTCCCCCCGATACTCACGAAGTATCGCAATTCCCCCGGTCGGGCTGGTCCAAGCCCAAAAGGATCGCGGTACTGAGGGTCCAGCCATGGTGCATATCTCCGGATGAGCCATTGCCCGCCGTCGTTGTTCGCCGCGTACATCGTTGACGGGGTCGGTGGGTTGGAGGTCAGCACGATGCGACACCGTTGCTCCGGGTCCGTGGTGCGGTTCCAGGATGAGAGGTAGTCGATGATGTACTCAGGCATCTGCGTGACCTCATCGAAGGCCAGCAGGTCGTGAGGGATGCCCTGGTGCCGCTCCTCGTCACCTGGGTTTGGCACACCACCGAACTCGATCAGTTGACCGGCGAAGTGCGCGCGGTTGCGCAGGTGCGCCGGGGTCACGGCGTTCGGGATGCGCCACTGGCCGGCCTGGTTGTTCAGTCCGTTGCGCGTGCGGATGGTGCGCGCTATGTCATCGATGAGACCGCGGAGCTGGGTCGACTCCCGGCGGATGATGAGTGTGCGCTGGTGTGCGGTCAGCGCGAGACCGAGGATGAGTGCCGACTTGCCCCCACCGGCCGCGCCACCGTAGAACAGCTCGTCCGCCTGTGAGGCATAGGCAAGCGCCTGGGGGCCGGGGTTCGGCGCCCACAGGCTGAAGGGGCTCCCGTCGACCAAAGCCTGAATCTCGGCGAGCTGGTCCGCCGTGAGCGTCGAGAAGTCGACCTCGGGGATGTCTTGGGCGAGGGAAGCTAGGGAGTTCAAGTCGGCAGCCCGGCCCTCTTCGCCCTCAGCCGGGCCAGCCAGCCCTCAAGAGCATCGGCTTCGTGTGGGAACTCGGCGGAGAACATTTCCCAAGCCTTGGGCATGTGGGGGCCAAAGGGTTTGCGGGTCATCCAGCGCATCAGAAGCTCCAGGTAGTCCTGGTACGCCTGCTCGGACATCTCCATGGACTATTGCACCCGCTCCGACCCCGGCGCCACGCGGGAGGCTTGGTCCAGGGCCAGCATGCCGCGCACCTGGCGGGCCAGGGCGACCGGGTCGCGGGTCGCGCTGGTGCTTTCGGTGATGTCGTTCAGCTCCACCGCTTTGAGGTCGGGGAGCACCTTGGCCATGAGCTTGAAGATGGTGCTCAAGGACGCTTGGAGCCGGCGCAGGTTAGTGTCGTCGATCTCCACCCAACCAACCGGGGCCGGCATGGCCGCGGGGTCTTTGACGATCTTCGACCCACTGAAGCCCTGGGTGGGCCGGGCGAACTCGGGCATGTAACCGAGGGACAGCCAGACCAGAATCTCCTGGGCCTGGAACCAGAGGGTCTCCGCCTTCAGCGCGCGGGTTGCAGAGATGGTCTTGCTCATGGTTGTTAGTGTAAGTGGTTTGATTGGGAAGTCAACCTGTTAGCGGGAGCAACTCCACAGATTCAAGGAAAGAGATCAAGAAGATCGCCGCGACTTGCGGGACAATAGCATTGCCATAGCCCCGCAGAAGTCCCACACGGCCGGATATCCCATAAGCCAGCGGCTCAAGGCCGGGTTCAACTGGCCGCGCTTTTCCGTCGCGGCAGGGGAGGTAGTCGCAACGGCACCAGGGGGTTTTAGATAGATCGGCCGGTCGCCGGTCGCCGAGACTTTCCCGTAGCAGTGTGTGCTGCCGGTCTCGTCGTTTACCAATGGCGTCGGCCACCCCGCCAGCATCGCCACCTCGTTCAGCGGTCGGCTGTTCATCCCATGAAGATTGCTGCGCCCGTCCTTCCAATCCCTTGCTGCTGCTGTCGGCCACCCTGACGGCTCCCCAGTAGAGCCGCTGGCGGATGTGCGGCGCCCCGACGCCCGCAGCGCACAAATCGGCGGCCCCGACGACATATCCCAGCTTTTCCAGGTCAGCGCGTACAGCGGCGAGCCACTCCCTTCCAGCCTTACTCGCAACCTGCTCTCCAACAATTGCTGGAGGTAGACACTCGGCGACGAGCTTGTGGAAGACCGGCCAGAGGTGGCGCTTGTCGGCGGTTCCTCGCTGCTTTCCGGCTTGGCTGAAGGGCTGGCAGGGGAGGCTGGCAGTCCATAGAGGTCCGCGATAGCCGGCGAGCTTGGCTGCGTAGGCCCATCCTCCGATGCCGGCGAAGAAGTGACATTGGTTGCAGGATCGAACGGCATCGGGGGTTACCTCGGAGACGCACCGCTGGTCGACGTGGCCGTGGGGGATGTGGTCGAACAGGGTAAGCTGCCGCAGCCACTCGGCAGCTTGTGGGTCGATTTCGTTGTAGTAGACCCTTGGGATCATCCGTAGTCTTCCACGTCGATTACCAACGCTTTGACCTCCTCCCCTCTCGGTAGGCGGCGCCACCCACGGTCACGATAGGACATGTTTGCCAAGCGAATACC